CGATTATTTTTTGTAGTATTGGTTTAGTGCTTTGCTTTTCTATTATGACAACAAGTTTCTCTAAATTGCTTGTAGATAAATCTCCGCCTAGTATTTGAACTGCGCTATTTACTTCTTGTGTCATGCCACCTACAACAGGTTTCTCAGTTTCTGGTGCATCATCTACTGCGGCTTTAAAATCGTTAATTTCAACATCAGTTTTAATTTCTGTTGGTGTTTTTTTGCTAACTGTGTTGTCAGTATTTGAACTAGTCATGCCACTATCATCACCGGCGTTAGGTTGTGTCATGTTGCCTGGGCCATCAAAGTCGCCAGTTGGAGATTTACTATTTGCACCTGCAGGCATTTTGTCTGTATTAGTTCTATCCTTGTCTTGATTGGTTGCTGACATAGGATCAGATTCTATTTTCTTTATTTCGTCTTGTATTATTTCAGTTGCTTTGTTTGGTTCTACAAACGCACTCATCATTTGTTCGTCTTGTGCTGCTCTAACCATAGCTTCAAATTTTTGTTGGGCAGTTGCTTTGCCTCTAAAACGTTCCGGAATTACAAATGCATACCTTGATTGTACAAACTTTCTTAGAGCCTCTTCGGGATCCATTTCTTTTAGGTCTACCTGTAATTGTTGAGCAGCTACTGCTGATTTAATTACAGGGTTTTCTAGTTCAATGGGTGTAAGTTTTGAAATAATTGCTGTTGCTCTGTCTGCTCTTTCACCTGGCCCAGCAACATTATTAAAGTTTGCATCACCTGCGGCAATAATTTGTGCTATTTCCTTAGGATCATTTTTTTCTCTTGCTATTGTTAATGCATTATCAACAACTGCAACAACTTTTTCAGCTGTGTCAGCACCTTTAAAATCAGCAATAGGTTTTGCTCCACCTGCAGGTCCATCTTTTCCTGTGCCCGGTGCTACTGTAACTTCTGGCCCTGCTTGCGCTACCGGAGTTTCTTTATTCTTATCTAAGTATGCTTGTCTTTCGCCAGGTTTCTCAACTGACTTGCCTCTGCCACCGCCAACAGCATTTGCCATTGCTTTAAGTGTGTTAGGTCCTGGGTCTCCATCTGGCTTAAGGCCTTTTGATGTTTGGAAGTCTCTTACTGCCTTTGCTGTGCCTGGACCAAACCAGCCATCAGCTTTTGCAGGAAATCCTAATTGGGTTAGGGCAGTTTGAATAGTTTTTAACGCAGGACTGTTTATAGAACCTTGTTTAACTTTGCGCCACATACTACCATCAGACTTAATTGCAATGATAGCCGCGTTGATCTTAGCTTCTAATTGAGCTTCGGTAAGGGGATATGTAAGTTCTCTTAATAACATACACTTATTTAGTGTTTCTAGGTGAAGTTGATTAAGAGAACGACAATGGTGGACAATAAACCTGCAACAATAGTACCTGTTGCTCCTATGATTACTTTAATCATAGACTTATTTCCAGCTTGTATGTCTTGATGCACATGATGTAGCTTCTTTTCAACTGCGCTTAGGCGGTTTTCTAAGTTTTCATATCTCTGTTGACATAGGTCAACATGTGCTTCTAAATTCTTCTTTTCTAAGGCAGTTGCCATTATTTCTCTCCGTTGCGTTGTCTCGTGCAAGGGGCCTAAGTGTACCTAATGTGCTGTAATATTTGCCTTACTACAATATGTAGTACGTTTATTTATACTATTACCTGAGGCTAGTTATCAGACAGTTTAAATATAATATTACAATCAGTTTTGTGCTTAGTCCTAAATGCTCCGTTTGAAATTGTTGCTGTATCAGTTAACTGTGTGACAATTGGTACAAGGTCAAAGTCGTCCATCAGCATCTCTTCAGAAAGTCCGCCTACGTAATCATATGTAAATTCAAACACCCAATACCGTTGCTTGTCTGCAATAGAAGTTCCAAAGCCGTAGCCGCTTATATCTCCTACAAAAGAATTGCACCCAATTGGAGTGGGCTGAACCCGTAACCCCACAGTTTGCAACAAGGTCAAATAATTTGATTGCTGTTGTTTATGTAATGCTGGATCGTCTCTTCTAGCATTGGTTTCTGTAATATCAACTACTGTGGTTATCGTTACTCTCATGCATCTATTTAAGTCATAAAAAAAGAGCCACTTAAAAAAGTGACTCTTTAGTGTGACGCCTTTTACAACTTCACGATTCTAAGGTAGTTAGAATTTATTAAGCCGTTACTGCAAAACTAGCAGCTACTGATACTGTTGTGTCAGAACCAAGTCCGCTCAAGTTTGCTAAACGTGCTGCAATTGTTGCTGGTGTGTTGCTAGATGAATCCATCAATACACTCATTACGCCTGAATTATCGTTAATAGCATGTGCCATTAGAGGTTGTAGTTCACGTAAAATTAAATCGTATAGTGAACCATGTACTGCGTCTACTGCACGTAGATCAACCGGTGCATCGTCTGTACCGTCTGAAGCACTGTCACATCCAATAACGAACATTTGTACTGAACCAGTAGTTTCTAATGTGCCTACTGCGTTTGCTCCACCATTTCCTGGTGTAAAATCATATGTTGCCATTTTTTATCTCCTGTGTTAATAGCTTATATATAGTGTAAAGGGCCTCTAAAGGCCCTTTAGTAAAGTGCCTATTAAGCTACTGTAATTGCTGTACCAAGTGTAACAGTTGTTCCACCGATGTCAATAGTAGTTGTAGTACCATCACCATCACTAGAAACGAAGTTACGTTGGTTGCTACTAGTCGCACCTAAGTTACGGATACGTGCTTGTAGTGTAGCTGCGTCTACAGCGTGATTGTCAACAATCATGTAGATTGCGTTAGTATCACCTGATGGTGCTGCCATATACATAAGTGGTTGACACTCACGTACAATCGCTTCAATTAACTGACCACTAACACCTGTTGTGCCGTCGCCACCGTCTTGGGCTGTTAAGTTGATAGCTGTTGAGCCGTCATCTTCAAATACTTGAATCAAGTATGCTGCTGTTTGTGTTACACTGAAAAGTGTATTTGCTACATAATTTGTTGAACCGTGAATGCGATCAATGTCCAAACCTGCGTCTAATGCTGCCATTTTATTTCTCCTGTTTCATAAATAGCACACTCTGCTCCAGAGTGTTTTCAGAAATCATTATTAATTTCTTATATTGTATTTAGCCTACAAGGAAAAAAATGTTACTTTAAGGTCTTTTTGGCTCGATTTCGGATGGACTTAAACATGCTAATGTAACTAGGCCCTGCTCTAACTACATCATCTAGTGCTGCTATTGCTGGACGCATGGCTTTAACCATGTTACTTGGTATAGGTTTGCCTTGTGCCGCTAGTTCTAAGAAGCCTTTCACAAGCATAATATTCTCAGGCCCTACAAGATACCTATAAAACACATAGTCTCTACTACCAGCACTAATATCAGGAATACTAATTGTTGGTTCGTTATCATCAACCCAATTACTTTCTAGGTCACGTTGACTTGTAAACTTTTCTAAGTCGTCAATAATATCACTGCTTCTTAGTTTGGCTCTAGTAGCGTATAGTAGTTTAGTTACAACAACTCTTTTCTTATCAGATGTTAAATCGTTCCAGTTTGTTACGTTACGTCTAATAGTTTTATAATCTGTATTTGTAACGTTAAGAACATTTTCTAACCTTACAAAGAGCTGTGTCGGATTATTAGTAGCACCGCTGCTTATTGATCTTAAATACGATTTCACACCATCCACCGGAAGAGTTGTTGATGCTCGTGACCGCATCGCTGCTCCTGGATTTTTTAATTTTCCTATTGCACGTTCGTCACCTGTAACAAAATAAATGAAGTTATACAAGTCGGTACTGTTCATTTTAAAACGTTCATAATTCACAGACAATGTTTTACTAGCATAGCCCCTAACTACATTGGTTGCGTTAGGAAAGTTCTTTAACAGTTCTAAAATGATTAGTGAAAGATACAGCCTTTCACAACAATCTGCATATGTCAGAACTTTAACATTCTGATCATTGCGGGTCATTCTCGCTTCTTCTAAATTTTGTAAGAAGTTCATCTGCATATTACATGTACTTTTGCATAAAGACAGAACCGATCTTATGATAGTCTTTACTATCTATAAAATCATGTAAATGCTTGCTTAGTTGTAAATCTCTAGTGAAGCGCATTTTCATCTGTGGCTTCATGCCTTCTGCACGTAATAGTTTGCGCAATTCGTGTGCCTGGTTAGGATCTACTTCAATGGTTTCTCCGTCATCAGTTTTAACAGTGTTTAGTGGTGTAGGATTAGATTGACTGTCTATTATTTTACCTAGTTGATCAAATATTGGTTTTTGTTTAAACCCTTCTTTGTCTCCATCATCATCTTTGTCTAGTTCCATGCCGTGGTTGCCTAGGTCAAAATTATCATCACCGTATGCTTCACCTAATAGTTCTTTAATCTTCATCGTTTTCTCCTAACGTGCTATTGATCTGTTTGCTTTTGTAAAGTATCCTCGTGATACTAGTTTTATATCGCCCTTTGGATGCGTCATTACATACCCTTCGCCACCATCGCCGTGTGCTTCTGGTGAAACAGGTCCGTGATCCCCAATTGATGCTTTAACATCTGCATCATGTGAATCAAATTGATTAATAATTTTATCTTTAATCTTCATAATACCTTCCACAACACGCCACATTGCTTCATAAGCACCTTTGTTTTGTCCTAGGTATTCAGCTATCCTTTGTTGTTTAACACCGCTAACCTTACTTGTTTTAAGCCAGTTATAAAATCCTGCTGCTGGGTTGTTCATGCCTGTGTCTACTGTACTATTTAGATAAGTGTAAAATATTTGTGGCAAGTCTTTCATTTTTAGTTCTGTTAGTTTGTTTGTATCTAACATTTGATCTATGGCCGCTGCGTTCTGTGACACTGTTCCTTTTAAGACATTAATGTCTTCATCTTCTATTGTTGCTGCCTTTGAAACAGTAACACTTGGAACTATAAACACTTCTGTGCCTTGCATGTCGAGTGGCGGTACAGGACTAGGTGTTCCGGCTTCATCTAACAATCTGTGAACCACAACACCTGTAGTTGACTGTGCTATACGCTTGCCTAGATCACTGTTAACATCTACTTTATATGTAACAATGTTAGGAGTAAATGTAAATCGACCATCAATAACTTCTGGTGTAGTGTAGTATAACAAGTCTCCTAGTAAGTAACCTCTAAAGTCTTTAGGAGTTGCTTTTTCATACTGATCAAAGATAGTTTTCATACTACCAGCAAATGCTATACGCTTTGGATCTTCTCTGTTCTTGCCGCCACTGCGACTTAGTAAATTGTTTGCAAGTTCATCTCCGCTTGTTGCACGTTCGACTCCTTTTGCCTTAACAAATCCGCTTTTGTCTGTGAGTATAAACTCTCCAGCTTCATTGCGTCCAAACACAATAGCAGGTGACCCGTCCCATTTAATAGTAACGTCTGTGTGTCCGCCTTGCTCTAAAGCCTTTAATGATTCTAACGCACGTACTGCTCCTTTAGAACCTTCCCAAAAGATTATGTCCTCTGCATGATCAATGCGGGCACCTTCTTTAAGGACCGGCTTGTCTGTTTGTATGAACTCGTAAAACCTCATATCATTCTCACACTAGTTAAATTTAATCCTGCTAGTTCTTTAATTCTATCTAATTGTTTGACAGCTACAGACTCAGGTAGGCCTTTGCCTGCCTTGGCCATTGTTTCTTTCCACGGAGCAACAAGCTCTTCGTAGTTTGGATCGTTCTTGAGTACTGCAAACATACTTTCAACTGTATGTGTATCAGTTTCTTTTGCGGTTGGCCCTAATAGTATCTTTGCAATTTCATCCCAATCGTCTGCAATAACAGCATCTCCATTGTTAGGATCAACAATACCTTTTGTAGGACTAAACTTATATCCGCGGCCTCTTGCTAGACTTGATAGCAATATTGCTCTGTCAGCACCTGTGTAATTCTCTGTTCCACCACGCTTGGCTCCACGCTGTAGAGCAGGATTATCTGTAAGCATAAAGTCTGTTTGAACAAAGCCGTTTTTAACTTCACCTCTGATCGGAGTTTTAAAATGTATTTGAAGTCCTGCGTTAGCAACCCAGCCTTGTGTAAAAGTTCTGCCCTTGTTCATAATTTCTAAATCAGGTATGCCTTGCTTTTGACACCAAGCAGTAAGTTTTGCAACTATTTCTTCCTTAGGCAATTCTCTTACATCAACATTAAGATCTAAATCACCTGATGAATTCTCTTCAAACGTTCCATCTTCTTTTGTCTTCTTGCCTGTTGTACCAAGTTTGTCTTCGTCAACAAACTTAAATCCAAATGTAGCATTGATCCAATCTATTGTTGGCTGTACATCAACTGTAGCAATACGCTGTGTTAATGGAATGACTTCCTCGCCTTCAACTTTTTTGAATACGTTTCCGCCTTCTAATAATTTATTTCTCATTTATTTTTGCTCTCAATAACCTTAGTCATGCCACGTTTGAACTTACGAGGATCACCACTCTTAATACTATTAAGGAATCTGCGTTCTAACTCGTTAGCAGTTTCTGCATCATAATTCTTATTAATATTATTAATTAAATTAATTGAACTGTTTATTATATTGTTTGCTGTTGTCTCTATCAAACGGTCTTGATCCTTGCCTAAGCCTAGATTATTCAGTTCGTCTAAGATGCTTCTGGTTTGTTTTTTCATTACACGCTTTCCTATACATTGTATTTACCGTATATAAAATAAATATTACTACATAACGGAGGACAACAATGAGCATAACAACACTAAATTTTAACGAACGGTCTTTACTATTCGCACGACTTTCTTCTATAGCATATTATAACGTCAAAGAAGCAACAAGTCAAGCGAAACGGTTAGGTTTCACTACTACTGAGTTTTACCAAAAGGACGGCGCACAGGCATATCGTTTTATGAACAAGCACGATCTAGTCATTGCGTGTCGAGGAACTCAACCATCTGAGTTTAATGATATTAAAGCAGACTTAAAAGCAGTACCGGTAATAGCTGAAAC